CGGCAAGCAGAAAAACTAAGGCAAGTTAGAGATGAAGAAAGAAATACTATTGCTGAAAGAATACAAGCTAATGATGATTTAAAAGCTGTTCTTGATGAACAGGAAGAAGCTATGCTAAAGCAAGTTGATTTACAAATTAGGCAAGCTCAAACTCAATTTAATATTAATAAAAGCCATGAAAACGAATTAGCATTATTAGAAGCATTAAATGAGAAAAAAGCAGTAGAAGCACAAATAGAAGGTTTTAGAAGTGAGCAACTTGTTAATGATTTAGCACTAAGTAAAGAAAAGCTTGAACTTGAACAAACTATAACAGATGCAACAGCAGAAAGAACAATTAATGAATTAAACGCTAACGCTGAATTAATTAAAGGTGATAAAGAAAGAATTTTAAAACAACTTGAAAACCTTGAGATTGAAAGAGGTATAGAAGTAGAAAGATTAACTTTAAAAAGAGATTCATATAAAGCAGATACTCAAGCTTATGTAGATTCTCAAATTGAGTTAGAAAATTTTATATCAGAATCTAATATTAGAAAAGCTTCTTTAGATGATGAACTAACACAAGTAAGGTTAGATAATAGTAAAAAAGAAAATGATTTAGAACAGCAAAAAATAGATGGTGTAAAAAACACTTTAACTACAATAGCTAATTTAGCTCAGCTCTTTGCTGGTGAAAGTGAAAAAGAACAAAAGAAAGCTTTTAAAATTCAGAAGGCTGCCAACATAGCACAAGCACTAATTGATACTTATGCAAGTGCAACAGCAGCTTTTAAATCTTTAGTAGGTGTGCCAGTAGTAGGGCCAGCATTAGGAATTGCAGCGGCAGCGGCAGCGGTTACAGGTGGTTTGTTAAATGTTAAACAGATTCAAGCAACAGAATTTCAAGGATCAAGTATTGGTGGTGATACTTCACCTTCTTATTCTTCAACTGGTGCAACACAACAAGCACCTGATTTTAATATAGTAGGGCAAAGTGGATTTAATCAAATTGCTTCTGCAATAGGTCAAAACAATAATACACCAGTTAAAGCATTTGTAGTTAGTGGTGATGTTACAACAGCACAAGCATTAGAAAATAATATAATAGATACAGCAACATTTTAAAAAATAGAAAAAATGAAAATAATAGAACTTTTAATAGATGAAGAAAACCAGGTTAACGGAATCGAAGCGGTGAGTTTAGTTTCAGCAGGCGCAATAGAATCCGATTTTATAACTTTAAATTCTCAGGAAATTAAATTAGCTAAAGTAAATGATGAAAAGCAAATACTAATGGGAGCAGCTTTAATTCCTAATAAACCAATTTTTAGAAAAGGTGAAGATGAAGATTACTATGTTTATTTTAGTAATGAAACAGTTAGAAAAGCTTCTGAGTTATTCTTTAAGAATGGTAATCAAAACAATGCAACTTTAGAACATAATTTGGATATTAATAATTTAACTGTTGTAGAATCTTGGATAGTTGAAAATACTGAAAAAGATAAATCAGCTATTTACGGTTTAGATGTACCTGTTGGCACATGGATGATATCAATGAAAGTTAACAATTCTGAAATATGGAATGATTTTGTAAAAACTGGAAAAGTTAAAGGCTTTAGTATTGAAGGTTACTTTGCAGATAAAGCAACTATTCAAGCAAGTAAAGATGAAAGCGAAATAGAAGCACTTAAAAAAATAGAAGAGATTAAAAATCTATTTACTGAAAAAAAAAACATTAGTTTAGAAAGTAACAATGCTAAAAGAGGTATTGAACTTAACGAAAAAGTTAATAATAAATGTGCTACTCAAGTTGGTAAAGTAAGAGCACAACAATTAGCAAAAGGTGAAGCAGTTAGTGTAGATACAATTAAAAGAATGTATAGCTATTTATCAAGAGCTGGTGAATACTATAATGAAGGTGATACAAAAGCCTGCGGAACTATTTCTTATTTATTGTGGGGTGGTAAATCTGCTTTAGGTTGGAGTAAAAGCAAACTTAAAGAACTTGGTGAAATAGATTTAGCTTCAATGGTTATAGATGATGATTTTGCTGTTATAGATGATCGGTTAGCTTATAGCACACAAGAGAAAGCAGAAGAGATAGCTGAAAACATAGGTTGTAAAGGTTATCATACACACGAATTTGAGAATAAAACTTGGTATATGCCTTGTGAAAAACATATAAATTAATAATTATGGGAAATAAAATTAAAAGAGGTGAGAAAAGCAGAACCTCACCAAGAGCTGGTAGCAGAAAAGGTTGCCTTTGTGATGATGGTACTTATAAAACTAAATGTTGTAATGGTACACTAAGGGCGCAAGGTGTAGGAAAAACACAAGCATAAAAAAAAGGTATAACAATAATTAATAAATAATACATTACTATTATGAAAACATTAGAAACGATTTACAAAAAACTTAATTCAGTAGAAAAAACTGAGTTAGAAACTCATAAAGTAGAATTATCTGTTGCTGGAGATATTAAAAAAGGAATTAATGCTGGTAAAGCACAAATGAAAAAATTAGATTCAGCAGAAAAATCTCTAAAAAAAGCTCAAGATTCTTTTGCTAATGTACTTGATAAAACAAGGTCAGTTATTCAAAATTCAGATTTTTATAACCAACAAGTAGATGTTGTAAATAATGCAGAGAAGGTTGCTAAAGAACTTGGTGTTAATCCTAAAGATATTGATGGGCTAAAACAATTAATTGATTTAATGGATGATGTTGAAGCACAAGAGAAAGAATTATATAAAGTAATAGATGAAAAAATCTCTTAAACAAAAAAAGGTATAACACTTTAATAATAAAATTACATTACTATTATGAAAGCAAACGAAGTATTAAACAAAATTAAATCAATAGTAGGTGTAGAATTAGCTGAAGAAGTTAATCTTGCCGAAATGAAATTACAAAACGGTACTGTTGTAGAAGCTGAAAAATTCGAAAAAGGCGAAGCAGTATTTATTAAATCAGATGATGAAAAAATAGCACTTCCTGTTGGGGAATATATCCTTGAAGATGGAAAGTTATTAGTAGTTGAAGAAGAAGGTTTAATAGCAGATATGAGAGATGTATCTGATGATGTACCAGCTAAAGAAGAAGAAATGGCAGAAGAGAAGAAAGAGGAGAAAGAGGATATGATGCCAGATGATGAAGCAGCAGTTTATGACTGGGCTGGAATGGAAAAAAGAATTAAAAATTTAGAAATAGCTGTTGCTAAACTTAAAGAAGCCAAAGAGGGTGGAGATACAGAAGTTGAAGCAGCTAAAGAAGAAGTTAAAGAAGAATTATCAACTGAAGTTGAACTTTCTACTGAAACACCTGAACCAATTAAACATTCTCCAGAGATCAAAGAAGAAGGATTTAAAGTAACTAAAAATAATTATCCTAAAACTTTACAACAGAGAATTTACCAAAAATTAAATAATTAAAAAACAAAAAAATGGCGACAACGATAACGACAACATACGCTGGGGAATTCAAGAATAGATATATTTCTGCAGCTTTATTGAGTGGCAAAACTCTTGACAATGGAGGGATGACCATTCTACCAAACATAGCTTTTAAAGAAGTAATTCAAAAAGTAGCTATGGGTGATGATTTTATAGTTAATGCAACTTGTGATTATGCAGATGCAGGAACTTTAACTGTTACTGAAAGAGTACTTGAAGTAGAAGAATTTCAAGTTAACAAAACTGAGTGTAAGAAAACTTGGGCACAAACATGGCAAGCTGCTGAAATGGGATATTCTGTAATGAATCAGAGCCTTCCTAAATCATTTGCAGATTTTATTACTCAACAATATGTAGCTAAAATTGCTCAAAAAACTGAACAAAATGTTTGGGCTGGTGTTAATGCTAACGCTGGAGAATTTGACGGTATTACTACTATTGCTGGAGCTAATATTGCTTCTTTAGCTGGTGGAGCTATTGTTGTAGGTACTACTGTAACTGCTGCAAATGTTACTACTGAGCTTGGTAAAGTGGTTGACCACGTTGCAGCTAACACACCTGCACTTCTTGACAAAGAAGATTTAAGAATCTATGTTGGAAATGGTGTTTTTCAAGCTTACATTAGAGCTTTAGGTGGTTTTGCATTAACTGGTTCTGCTGGTACTGATGATAAGATGACTCAATGGTATGATGGTGGTGGTTTAACTTTTGATGGTATTCCAATTTTCTTAGCACCAGGAATGCCTGCTAACAAAATGATATGTACACAAATTTCTAACCTATTCTTCGGATGTGGGTTCTTAGGTGATTTATCTGAACTTCGTTTAGTTGATACTTCTGAAACTTTAGGAGATCAAAACGTT